TATCCATCTATATAGTTAAGACCTGATCCATATAGATCATCTCTTGTAATTGCACGTACCTCTTGGAATGATAACGTAAGATCGATCTCTACTGGTGCAGCTCCGAGCTTACCGTCGTTTGCATGAAAGGAATTACCTGTTGCATTATAGCTCGCTGTCATTCCAGTAAGATATGTATCTATGATTCTTGGCATATACTTATTGACCTTACCACCAGCCATGAATTTGATACGAAACGTAGGTGGATACTCTAACGATCCTGCACCTATATCCTTTGGATACATGTACTTTCTAAACGCATTCTCTATATCATGAGCTGTTACTGATTCTGAAGCTGATGTAGGTACAAGCTTGAATGCAAATTCGAATTGTCTTACATTGACTCCTTCGAATGTCGTTGCAGTATAGGGATTAACTATCAATCCACTCTTCAGTTCAGCTGATTTTGCAAATCCACCAATGCCAGGAACAGAACCCAGGGCCCCTGTTATGTTTTTAATGCCTACTGATGCCACGTCAGCTCCAGTAACGCTTTCACCATTTACTGCAGCATTTGCAACCATACCACCAATGCCTAATTCAGCAGACCCGTAGTTCATACCGTCATTAGATCCTATACCCACTGGGACGAACAAGTGAATCTGAGTGAACTCAGGAACTCCTTTTCTTGCCATTGAGAAAGATACGTGTGGAAATCCATCTTCGGATACTCTTGACCTGAGTGTCTCAGGGAATGTTAAGATTGTCATGTGTTTGTCTACCTATATAAATACTAATACATTAATAACTATAGAACTATTTATATGGCTTGGAAGTCTACATACTCTGGAAAATACACTGTTAAGAACAAAAAGAAGTATGCTGGAGATCCTACTAAGGTTAAATACAGATCACTATGGGAACGTAATGCAATGCGTTGGTTCGATGGTAATCCTGCTATAGTACGATGGAATAGTGAAGAGGTAGTCATTCCATATAAGTGCAACACTGATGGTAGATGGCATAGATACTTTATCGATATGATGATTGAACAATCTAATGGTGACATCATCCTAGTTGAAATCAAACCTGCAAAACAGACTGTACCACCTAAGAATCCTAAGCGTAAAACAAAAAAGTATCTCAACGAAGTAAGTGCTTATATAAAGAATACGTCTAAATGGACCTATGCACAAGAGTACGCTAAGTCACGTGGTTGGAAGTTCCAAATTTGGACCGAAGTAACTCTCAAAAATATCGGCGTTAAGATGATTAACGAGTCTCCTAAGAAGAAGCCTTATAAATAAATTGGTAAACTACCAATAGGAAGATATAAATAGTTATATGGCTGATTCATTATTCGATACACTACAATCGCAAGCATTTAGAGCTGGGATAACACCTAGGACTAAGGACGCTCAAAACTGGTTTAAGCGCAACGTTAAGAAGTTGGGTGATACTAATCCACGATCATTGCTTAAGGATACAGCATTAGAACCTACAACAAAGCCAAGAGTTGGCGATATGATGATGTATTTCTATGATCCTAAGCATAAGGCAACATTACCATACTACGATAGATTCCCTCTAACGATTATGGTTGAACCTGCTAAGGGTGGTTTCTATGGACTAAACTTGCACTATCTATCACCAGGAGTACGTGCTCGGTTCTTAGATGCAATGATGGACTTAGCACCTAAGACTATGAATGATACTACACGATTGCAGAAACTACGTTATGCAACTATTGTTGGTGCTAAGAAATATAAAGAATTTGCACCATGTTTTAAGCATTACTTAATGGACCATGTTAAGTCTCGTATAGTACGTGTGCCTATGACTGAATGGCCTATTGCAATATTCTTACCAACAGAACAGTTCAAAGGTGTTAAAGCCGAATCTGTTTGGAGATACTCAAGGAAACAATACGCATCATGAACAGTATAGACAACCTTAAAGCAGTAATATCTAAGAAGGGTGGTCTTGCAATGCAAAATCGCTTTCAAATATTCTTTACTCCTCCTACAGCCAACAGTGTTAGGTCATTACTTAATCAGGATATTGGTAGTTTGATTGGTGACCTTGCAAAGAACGCTATTAGTGGTGGATCACCAAAAAATCTTATACCAGATCCAAGAGATATTGCATTACTATGCGAAGCTGTTAGCTTTCCTGGTAGGCAAATTAGTACTATAGACTATATTGCTGAACGACAAGCAATTAAGATCCCATACTCGGTCATCAATGAAGATATCAGTATGACCTTTCTTCTTACTAATGATTACTATATCAAAAAGATGTTTGATGCGTGGTCTACTGGTATATTCGATGTTGAAAATTATAGGGCAGGATACAAAAAAGATTTCGTTACAGATATTGTTATACAACAGTTAGATCAAAACAATATCCCAGTTTATGCTGTAAAACTGGAGGGTGCATTCCCTACAACAATCAGTGCAATTAATCTGGACAACAACAGTGAAAACACCGTTCAGAAAATGACAGTGACAATGAGTTACGAAAACTACGTACCAGAAGATATTGTGGATACCGCGTTCTCAACAGCAGGAACGGTTCTCAATTCGCTTCTTGGTTAATATGATTTAATATAATTTTTTATAATTAGGAGAATAGAATGGCTTTACCCAAGATTAACGTACCTATGTATGACGTGTATTTACCGTCAACAGGTGCAAAACTAAATATGAGACCTTACTTAGTAAAAGAAGAAAAGGTCCTAATGATAGCATTAGAATCCAGTGACCCTGGACAAATTGCACAATCAGTACGGAATGTTATTAGTTCGTGTTATTCAATTGAAAACATTGATGATCTAACAACATTTGATATAGAATATTTGTTCTTACAACTAAGAGGTAAATCAGTTGGTGAGGATATGGAATTACAGCTTAAGTGCGATAAGTGCGATACGTTAAATCCACTTGTTGTTAATGTTAATAATGTTAAGATGACAAATATTAGTGATAAAACTAATGTTGTAATGATAAATGATGAAGTAGGTCTTAAAATGAAGTGGCCTTCAGTTAAGACATTTGGTAGCATTGATGCAACAAAGTTAAACTCAGTTGAAGGTTTAATGGATCTAATAATGGAATGCATTGAAAGTATATTTGATGCAGATGCAGTATACAATAGAGATGAAATGGGTAAAGATGAATTAGTTAATTTTATTGACAACTTAAATTCAGCACAGTTTAAAAAGGTGCAAGAATTCTTTCAAGACATTCCAGCTGTAGAGTATAAGACTAAGTTGATATGTCACCAATGCAAAGAAGAGAATGAGATTGAGTTAAAGGGTCTGCAAAGTTTTTTTTCATAGGCCTTTCGCACGAAAGCTTAACCAATTATTATAAGACAAACTTTGCATTAGTACAACATCATAAGTACAGCTTGACAGAATTGGAAGATATGCTACCATGGGAAAGGCAAATATACGTTAGTCTATTACACCAATATATTGAAGAAGAAAATCGAAAAATGAAACAGAGGAATCGATAATGACAGAAGAAACAAAAGTACATCACCCAGCAGATAGCAACGGTGATGGTAAGGTATCCAAAGAAGAAGAAGCTATGTACCTTGAGTTTAAACGTAAAGAGCTTGATGATCAAGATGCTATGCGAGATGCACAAAGATCAATGGCTTGGTTTGCGCTAGGTGGTATGTTACTGTATCCTTTTGCTGTAGTACTAGCATCATTAGCTGGTCTAGACCAAGCGCAAGCAACTCTAGGTAGTATGGCACCTACATATTTTGTAGCTGTTGCTGGTATTGTTGCAGCATTCTTTGGGGCTCAGGCATTTAACAAAAAATAAAGGTAGACACTCATGGCAGATGATAACACAGGGCAATTTCAAGAACTAATCGATTTAATGGCGGCTAATAATAAGTCAACCATTGAGATTGAACGTGATGGTAGAAATACACGACGTCATTTATTGGAAATGAAGAAACTGCAAACATCTGCTCTTGAGACCAATAAGAGTATATCAACAGTATTTGAAAACTTCTTTGAGGCTATGGACGCTAATAGGCTTTCTGATGCAGAAGGAGAGATGGAAAGATTATCTTTATTCGAAGATATTAGAGCGTCGTTAGATGGTGGTATAGTAGTTAACGATAACGGTAAGTCGGATAGTAAATCTGGTCCTGGTATGATGGGCAAGCTCGGTGGTATGATGGGCGGAGCTGCTATGGCCGCTGGCGCATTACTTGCAGGTGTAGGTATAGGTGCAGCTGGTCTTACATATGCTATGGGCAAGATGGAAGAGTTAGACACTAAAAAGATTAAAGAAAACGTTGATGATCTATTGTCAATGGCTGAATCTGATAGAATGACTGTAGGTAATGTTGCAGCAGTTTCTGCTACAATGCTGGCTTTAGGCGTTGGCTTAGCTGCATTTACTATAGGCGAAGGCGCATCAAAAGCTGTTGCTAAGTTCTCTGAAGGTAACGACTGGCCACAAGATATTAAAGATAACGTAGAAACATTATTATCTATTGGTGATATACCAGGCATGGGTGGAAATGCAGCTGCTGTAAGCCTTACATTAACTGGTCTAGGAATTGGACTGGCTGCTTTTGGTATAGGTAAAGCTGCAGACGGTGTTGGTACTGCAATATCATCATTTAGTGAAGGCAACTTCGCTGATAACATTAAGAAAGAAGTAGAAACTCTACTATCGATAGATACTGCATCAGCTAAAGATACAGCCGGTTTAGTTGCTACATTAACTGGCCTAGGAATAGGCTTAGCGGCGTTTGCTATAGGTAAAGCTGGATCTGGTATTGGTGACGCAATAACAACATTTCAGGGCGATAACTTTGCCGCTGATATTAAGAAAGAAGTAGAAACATTACTATCAATTGATACGGGTGCTAAAGGCGATGTTAGTGGATTTGTAGGAACTATGACAGCTCTATCAGCCGGTTTAGTTGCATTTGCAATAGGTAAAGGCAGCGCTGGAGCTGCAGATGCTCTTACTAAATTTACAGCTGGTGATAATTTTGCTGAAGATATTAAACGCGAAGT